CACAAGAGTTTATCGATGATATATTATTCCCTCAAATAGATGAGTTTGAATGTGAAAATGAAGATGAAAAGTATGTCGATGGAACTTTAACTTTTGGATTATTTTGTGAATTAGTTATTAGGTTGGGAGAAATGGGATATACTGAAGAAGAACTTAATGCCCATATTAAAGAATATGTAAATACATCTATAGGACAAGTGATTCATTAATGCCAAATATTAGATTTATATATGAGAACGATGATTATAAACTTAGTAGAGAAACAGTGGTTTCAAAAGTTTGTAATATTGTTTCTACCTTTTTAGATTTACCTATAGAAATTCAAATTAGATTTGCTAATTTAGGTCCATCAGTATATGGTAATACTGCATTAGATAATAGATTTAAAAATAGAATTAGTATAAACACCAGTTTAACTGACGAAGAAATAGTTGAAATATTAGTGCATGAATTAATCCACCTGTATCAAATACATACTGGATTATTATCTGTTACCCGATCTGGATCTTATATTTGGAAAAAGCGTTCATATAAAGTTGATAGTTATTCTTTTGGAGACTATAAACATTATTCACAATTACCATGGGAATTAGATGTTGAACAAAAACAAAAACCGCTTTTATCCGATGTGCGTAGATACTTAGAGAAAAATCAATAATTGGTTACTACTTTAGTACTACATTTTTAAGAAACAAAAGTACTCATTTTGCCCCCTCAGGGGCTTCAAAATCGCTAGAGGATTCAGGAACGCACTCTGATACACTTCTAGCGATTTTTGCCAATATTTGACAATAAATGGATTTTCTGCTATACTGTAGTTACAGTAGATAGTAACCCCCGAGAAAGGAAGACGATATGGCAGAAGTCAAACTAAGTGGTGTGTATAAAGTCACTGTCACCGAATATGATTGTGGTGTGCAACGTGTCGATGAGCGTGATACTCGCTTCTACACTACACTGGAAGAAGCCCAAGCCTACAAGGCACACTGGGAAACAGGTGGCGACCGTGAATGCTACTGGAGAGCAGAAATCACAAAAGTAAACTAAAGTACTATATACCCGGATTTGACAATAAATCGTTTTGGGTATATAATACACGTATGAATAAAACAAATGACATTTTGCAGTGGGTAGGGGTAGTTTTCATCGTAGCAGGTCACATCCTGAACTCAATGGGTAACATGGATCCCTACAACATCGTAGCATTCAGTTTTGGAACTGTATTCTTCCTTACATGGGCTTACAGGGTCCGCAACAATGCACAAATGGTAGTCAATGTCGTTTCTGTTATTATCTGTTTGCTTGGCTTGTACCGAGCATTCTAAGGTTGACAATAAATCAATTTGGGTATATAATACACTTATGAACTCGAAAATCAACCGCAAACGTAGAACTGATCGTAACCAAGTAATTTACTTTATCCAAGATACAGTAACACTTGAGTACTATATCGGTCTGACTGCATTGTCATATAAAGGCAATGTGTTTTTGACACTACGCCGTCGTATGCAAAAACATATGCAACGGGCTATGACTGAAAACAAAAATTGGGGTTTGAGTCGTGCCTTGCGTGAGCGAGGCGCCGAGCGTTTTGTATTTGGTACCTTAGAAGTTGTTCGAGGCAAGCGTCCTGCACATGAGCGTGAGACACTATTGATTAACACCCTGCAACCTGCACTGAATACATTCGGTGTAAAAGGTTGACAATAAATCAATTTGGGCATATAATAGAGTCTTAGACAGTCAAACAACGGAGCAAAAAATGTCAGGTGCATTCTTCTACATTGAATACAAAAATGGTTCAGTCACCCAGATTGAATTTAAGACAGCCCAAATGGCTCGGAAAGCATACAACCTGTATGAAAAAGAACCCGAGGACAATGCTAAGGGTTGGGGTTGGGATACTAAGTATGAGAACCCTACATTGTCTCAACAAATCCGTGCTAAAAAAGCAAACAAGGAACCAGCATGAACGAACGAATTAAAGAACTTGCTAAAGAGGCTGCAAGAGAGATGAACGAAACTGGGACTTATTCAGAACCCAAATTTCAGGAAAAGTTCGCCGAGTTGATTGTTGGTCATGCTATTGAATGTGTGCGTGATGTCCTGCGTGATGAAAATTCAGATTTGAGTTATGTGGCCGCATCACAGGTGCAGAAACGAATTAGAGAACATTTCGGAGTTGAAGAATGACTGAAATTATAGCACTGATTTGTCTGGTAGGACCAACCATTGTCGTACACTATTTGGGTAAATTTTAAAATTTAAGGAATATAAAATGATGCAAGCTATTACAAATTTGGTTATCGTCATGTTGCCTGTCATTGTGATGGGCCTGGCAATCATCATCAAGGATGGATTTTAGTATGAGAGATGGATATGGAGTATGTCCTGTTTGCAATGGGACCTGTCAAGTTGAATTGACAGAGCAAGAGAAAAGTTATTCTTGGAATAAAGATAAGACACATAGACCTTGTCACAATTGTGGTGGTCAATACATGTATGGATCACCTAAAGGTGAAGTCAGATTAAACACCGAAGGTGTACCTTGCAAGCATAGTTATACAAGCCAGTCAGACGGAAGATGTTTAACTGGATACACTTGCAAACACTGTGGTGATCGTTACCAAATTGATTCAGGTGATTAATTAACAATATTTGCCAGGACTCATAAATAACGATATGAGTCTTTGGGAAAAATATGAATTGACAGTTAAGAAAATTCTTGCTATAATTGTAGCAATAGTAGTCCTTGGTTGGATGCTTCAGGAAGAACCTGAAATTGAAGAACCAGTTATTACTATTAGTTATAAATGTGAGATATTATTACGGTTACCAACTGTTACGGAACATGTCAAAAAACAATGTATTAACCTACTGAAAGACAATTATGAAATTGAACCAGATTAACGAAGCAATGAATCACCAAATAACCGGTGGCTCTGAATATCAATGGCAATGCTTTCCCGATGCACGATTCCTAGACTATGAAAGTGAATACGCCCACGTTTCAATATTGTATAGTACAGTCGATCAAATTGTATATCAAGCTGATGTATCTGTTAAGAGTGATGCATGGGAAGAAGACAAATCGCCCTATCGCTGGACAAACCCTGTGTTTAAAGATGTTTATTTGGATGAAGCAAAAGAACGTGGTGTTGATCCCGATCAAGCATGGGATGATGTTAAGTGGGTTGACTTGGATGTAGAAAGTGACTTCCTGGAAAAAGCAAAAGCAATGTTCAACGGTGAAGAATTTGATACACGGGTGCAAGTAGAAGTTGATTTGGATGATGCTACTATCTTAAAACTTTCTATGGAAGCACATAAGCGTGATATCACACTAAATAAGATGGTAGAGATTGTATTGCAAGAGGCAATCAACCATCATCGTGTCAACGGAACATTAGGCTGATGCGTTATATAAGTGTAACAGGAGATCGTTATGAAAAAAATTCTAGTAGCATTGTCACTTTTGGCGTTAACCGGCACATCAATGGCACAACATTATCATGGTCACGGCTTTCGCCATCATAATTATCACGGACCGCGTGTAATTTACCGTGACAATTGGGTGGCACCTGCTATCAGTGCGATAGTTATCGGAGCCGCTCTCAATGAAGTATACCATCGTAATCAACAAACACAAGTAGTTATTCAAAATTCTACTCCAATTGGGCAGATGTGTACTCCATGGACAGAGACGCAAAATCATGATGGTACTATAACTCGCACCCGAACTTGTCAATAAGCTGTAACCAAAAGCCTTGTATTTTTTATTTGTTTGTAATATAATGTACAAATGAATATTAAACAAGGCTTTGCCTCAACAGTTGAATGGATCAAAGAAGATTATCATTCTAACAAAACACGATTCTTCTTAGAAGTTATAGCATGGGTAATCAGTATTGGTTGTACTATTGCAGTAGCAGTGTACGCACCCTATCCTCCTATGTTTGTATTATATCCTTTCTTTATTTTTCAATGTGCAATTTTTGCATATTGTGCTTGGACAAGAAATAGTATGGGAATGTTTGCCAATTACTTACTCATATCTACAATCGATTTAATTGGTTTGATTAAAATTTGGGTGATGCAATGACAAAACGATGGATAGTACCTATCAAAGAGGATGCAGTAACAG